CGTAGTCGTCTAACCATTTAGACAAAGACTCTTCAGTTGGGTCAATGTCCTGCGGAATAAATGAAGCAATTTTGCTATTTACCCCGCGAGTTGCGAGGACATCCTTAATTGCTCGTTCGCGTTGGCCTTTGCTTAGGTTATCAAACTGAGAACGTAGTTCTTGCAGTTCTTTATCCTTTTGCTTTGCAGCCTTGCGTAGTTGCTTTACAAGGTCATTAGACTGCGGTGATTCCGTTGTGAAATCGTCGTCGTCATCCTCGTACTCGTAATTGGACATAGTCCATCTCCCTATCATTAGTTGATTTCGCTAGCCTCATACTCAAATGGGGATTTGGTATGGCTCTAACTCCTGGTATTATTATCGCTCCACTAGGCCAGTCGTTCTAGTGGCAGGTCTATTTAGTATCCGCCTGCGCGGTCACGTGCTAGTGCTCCAGTAGTAAGTCCGGTCTGACCACTAAAGGCAGCCTTCTCAAGTCCGGTAATCTTCTGACGCGCCTTACGTGCTTCTTCTGCGCCAGGTACATTAAATATCTCTTGCTCTGCTGTTGTCTGTGTGTATGGATTTTCTCCATAAATCGAAGCAAGTTCTGAGCCACGTTGTAGCCCACCACCGATTGCTGAATAACCCTTCTCGGCTGTAGCCTTATCAACACCGTATCTTTGTAGTTCTTCAGCACGTGCCATTCCTGTTGTAAGTCCAGATTGAATAGCAGCTCCACCAATTTCAGCAGCAGTTACCTTACGCTTAATATCTTCAAGTCCCTTTGAGGGATCAAGTGTATAAGCCAAGATGTCGCCATTAGTGATATCAGGATAGAACTGCTTAAGTGCTGTAGTTACTTCTGGGTTAGCCTTAAGAACACGATTCTGTGCTGTACCAATTCGGTCTTCAAGTTCTACTGCAGATACATCTCCAGCAAGCAACTTTTCAAATCCTGCCTGCTTTCCATATAAACCTGGTGTGTAATAAGTAGCAGGTAGACCATAGTTACGCATAACTTTTTGATATGAATCTTCTAATTCCAAATATTCTGCAGGGCTAAGCGCTCTTAGTCCAGCTTTAATGCGAACATCATTTGCAGAAAAACGATCTATATATGCTTTTGTAGTACGTAGAGCATCTGGTATTGCCGCAACAGATGTTGCTCTCATAAGAAGTGCTTTAGAATCTTCTACTAAGTTGCCTAATCCAAGAGCATTAAATTCATCGTAGAGACGCTGGTAAGCATCTGACATCTTTGATAATTTATCTGCTGCTTCCTTATCTGCTGCTGCTTTTTCTGCTGCTGCTTTATCTAAGGCTGCAATTCTATCCAAGGCTGCTTTATCTGTTGTTACTTGGTCTGTTGCTAATACTACAGGAGTACCACCGCCACCGGCTTGTCCTGCACCAGCAAGACCACCGTAGTTACCCGTGCCTGTATTGATTGAAGGCGCACTGCCACCTTTTGATACCGTAGCGGCATTGCCAAGACCGGCTGGACCTGCACCTGCAAGACCGCCATAAATAGGTTGTTTAGCCATCATTACCCCATAAATCCAAAGTCGCGTTTGACCTGATTGATCATATTAGTAACTTCATCGTTTGCTTCTTGTGAATACTGCCAGCGTTTATCTGCACGAATTGCTTTTTTGTATTCATACAAAGACATTTCTTTATCAGGTCCAATAGCCATACGCAGCGTTGGATCATCTAAGTTAATTGTTTCTGCATTGACACCAAGGCTTGTTGCCATTGCACGCTTATATGGAGCATAAATAGTTTCAAGATCTGTGCCTGCTGCCATTAACTTCTTAATAGCATCTGGTTGTCCAAGAGAAGCAATGTTACGAATCTCTGATTCAATGACCTTAATATCTTCACCATTCTTAACTCTATCTGCATAAACTTTAAGTTGCCCAGGTTTGTATGAAATACCATTGGCATTAAGAGTCTCTTGAATTCCATCGGCAACAAGATCTTGTTTAGCCTGTTTCTTAGAAGCGTATTCTTTGCCCGATGTTATAATGTCAGCAATAAACTGTTCAGCATTAAGACCACCAACGGTCATACCATTAGCATCTACTCGCATTGGGTTTGCTTGTTGAGCAGCAACAAGTTTCTTTGTTATAGAAGAAACTTCTTTAGCGGTTGCATCACGATTTAACAAGTTAGTTATAACATTGTTAATTGTTGCCTTAGCCTGGGTAGGATTAGAAACAGTTCCAAAAGGTTTCCTACCAGTACCGCCAGCTTTTCTATAGGTTCCTTCGTTTTCCGCTATTACTAGAAATTGTTCAAATGGTATATTTTCATTAAAGTCTGTAGCACGTATTAAGTTATCTGACAAAGCCTTGATGTAAGCACTTTTTAATTCTGGAGAATATTTTCCAGTTACAGGTAGCTTTGATCCGTAGACAGCATTTAATTGCTGAGCTAATTGCTTCCTGCCTTCATCTCCTAACTCTGCTATGTAGTTTCCAGCTACTTCTATTTTCTTAGTAAAGGATCCTACATCAACATTGGTTGCTTGGTTTCCTTCTGGATTTTGATAGACCTCACCCCTGCGGGCAGCGTCATCTTGCAATCTTTGCTTTTCTTCAGCACTTGGATTTAATCTTTTTTCTTCAACCGCTTTATCAGCAAGATCTTTAGCAGTATTAAAAACAGCCTCTGCTTCTTCAACTGCTTTTTGAGCTGCAGCCTGCTTTGCTCTAAGCTCTTCAACTTGACTTTTATTTGCGGGATTTTTTCTAAACTTATCGTATCTTGATCCAGTAAAACGAGATGCGTTTTTAAGCGTTGTCTTTTTATTTTTAAGGTCGAGTTCTTTGGCTTTGGCATCTGCCAATAGTTCATTGAGGGTAGCCATTTATTTACTCTCCTAGCAATCTACTAAATATGGACATATATGCTGCCATTGTGTTTTCATTATATCCGGACAAGTCTTTGATTCTTCTTAATGTTCCAGTTCTGATAACATCTATGGTTTCAGCATTGCCACCAATTAAGTCAAATACATCTTTCTGTTTCACGTATCCTTTGTAAGCATCTACCATTTCGCGTAGAACATTTTGTGTAGCAGGTCTAATGTTTGAGAACTTAGGGTCATCTAGCATAGCTGATAAATCATCTAATGCTCTAACTCTTTCTATCGCCTTTTCTCTGCCCTTACCTAGATATTCTTCTAGCATTGGACGGCCTGCCATATAGGTATCTTTCCAGGAATTATACTGTCTACGAAGTATCTTTCTAGTTTCTGGATCAATTATATTAGCAATAGAATTATCAAACTGGTCTTTTCTTTCATAATAAATTTGTGCATCAGAAACAGTTTGAACCTCTAACAAGTAGTCTTCTACTCGCTTGTTTTCTCTTAAGCCCATATCCTTCATAGTCTTATAAGCATCCCAAGAGAATGCGCCCTGATGTGGAATCAAGAAAGCTGCACCGTCTTTATAGGTCTTAAATAGTTTGCCGTTCTCGTCAACAAACTTGCCTGCATCTTCTGCTGATTGGAAGTAGGCAACAGTCTTACGCTCTGACTCAGAGACGGTATACGGAACTTGATTTGGATACAGTTCTACCCACTTTTGCATAGCGGCATCTGTGTTACCGTTATTCTTTTCAAGTAATCCATACCAAACTTGCTTCCAACTAGCCCTGTCAGAGTCTCTAATCCATTCTGCCATTTCTGACTTCAACTGGACAGATGGTGATGCTGGAGCAAAGAATCCATATACAAAACGCACAGCAAGAATAGACAAAGTCGTATTCTTCAACTTCTCTCTATAGGCTTCTCTTTCAGCAATAGATGGTGCTATTACATTTCCAAATTCATCAATCTTTTCTGGTAAACCATTACCCGATGCTTCTAGGTATGTGATTGCTTTGCGATAGGCAGAAGCATATTGAGAATTTCTATCATCTTGGTCCATAGCAGCGATAGCACGATTAACGTGAGCTGGCATCAATCTAGATATAAGAGGTTGATCTATAGCATACTTACCTAAAACTAAACCTGTAATTGTATCTGCGTTCTGTTTTGCTCCTTCAAACGGCAAGAAGTTTGCTACGTTGGTTAGCGTTGTAACAGATAAGGCAGCTAACGGTCCAGAAAACGTTGGAAGTATTGAGTCTGGGTTTAGAGATGGTGTTAACATCTTGATAGACCCACCAAATTGTACTGGGAATGGAACCTTAAAGTCTTGAGGTATACCCATACCCTTTAGTGCTACCTGTACTGCCCTATATCCAGGTGCAAAGTGAGGGTAAACGAAGTAAGAATTACCTTGGTCATCCTTCTGGATAAACCCATTATGGTCAATTCCATCAAATACTGCAGCAGCCTTTACGAATGCCTCTGGATTATACTTAGCAAGTCTTCCTAGGCGTCGGTAAAAATCTTCCTGAGCACGATAGAATCTAGCAAAGTTACGTATAGCAAATGAACCCTGAGATCTAATCAAAGGATTGTCCACATAAGACAATACCTGTGTGATTGCTCTCTCTTCTGCAGCCTTTGCTAACTCTGTTTTAGCCGATTTTACTGCAGCTAAGTAGTTAGGGCTTCCTTCGCTAAATCCTTTTGTCCAGTCATCAATAAACTTTTGTTCAAAACCACTGCTTCTCATTTCCTTACGGATACGAACTGTTTCGTAGAGAGCCATAGGTTGGCGAGACAAACGAGCATTAGCAAGACCAAGCCATACCCAACCGTTTTTCATTAGGTTATAGGTACGTTGTGATTCCTCAACTACAGGAACTAGCTCTGGTCCAACATACTCTGCTGGTAAATCACCAAGATCAACGTTGCGAACATCGTCTAATCCTAATTTACCTGTGATTGTAAACGTCTTAACGCCTTTTCCCAAAGGAGAAGATGGGTCATACTGACGAATCTTGTCTAAAAGTTCTTTATTGACTGTACCATCTGACCTACGCGTGATTAACTGCTTAGCTCTATTAAAAACTTCTCTTGCGTATGTAATATCATCTACATCAAGTTCATTGATAGCAGTTGCTTCAGACTTTAATTTTGTGCCTCGTGAGTCTCTTAGCCAATTAAGAAGTATTCTCATTGTCTGCTCTTCAGGAAGATCTGCGTTCGCCAAGGCAAGTGAACCAAGTTCATCGTTTCCATAGAAACTTAAACGAAGAAGGTATCCAACTAAAGAGGATTCGCTTTTATCGCTAGTAATTGCCCTAGTTCCAAAGCCTGCCTTGTTAGCTGCTGTTGTATATCTATTCTTTGAAGTAGTTAAATCTAACCTAAGTGGTCTAACGTCTACTCCTAGATCCTTGACCAACTGCAATGCAGATTCGTTATAAGTAGAACCTGTAGCAAAGTTACCGGCACCTTCGGATACTTCAGAAAATACATTATCAATATTACCATAGATAATTTGTTCAGTTAAAATATCAATAGATTCGTCATCTACAAGTTTGATTCCAAACTGGCGTAGAAAACTGTCCATCTTACCCTTAGATAAAGACTCTGCCATTATTTTTCTAACTTGACCGGCAACTCCGCCTTCAATTTTACTTTCTAAATCTGAAATTTGTTTAGCAAGTTCCTTTGACTTTTTAACATCATACGTTACCGCAGTCATACTATAGAGTTCTTTTCTAAGACGGAAAAGTTCTTCTCTTCCTGCAACTATTTCTCCATCAATGGCTTTTATCTTAGTTGCATTGCTCTCTGCTTCTTTTTTATTTATGAAACGGAGCATAACGCCAAGTGGATTTGCAGCAAATGCCTCTACCTTGTCTAAACCTTTTGCTGTTTGCAAGACTGTATTTAATCGAGTAGCCACATATCTTTGCTTTGCAAGACCCCAAGGGCTTGTTCCCATAGCAAGACCTATCATTAAATCTTCGCCAGCATTTCTAATTGCATAACGAGGACCTGCAAGAGTTAAGAAAGACCAACCGTTGGTTATGTTTTCTACCCATTTGCTGTTAGCTGTTCCTAGTACTACTTTTGCAATAGTACTTTTGCCTGCTAGAATATCTAAATCTGCAAGACTTGGAGCAGAAACTACTGTATTCATTTCGCTAGGTAGCAATGCTTTTCTAGAAAGTTCACCTTCACCTAAGCCATAGCGAACATCACCTTTTTTACTTAGGATTCTAGATACTGTATTTCCTGTATCTGTTAAATCTAAACCTCTAGCATTGTTAGTCTGCTTTAATAGTCCTTGGTATAGACTCATTTTCTTAGCAATAGAGTCTGTTCCGGAATATACTTCCTTCATCAATGTTGCAAAGTTTGTAGGCATAAAGACTGCAGCAAGACGATAGATTTGGTCTGGAGCATCTTTTGCAAGTAGGTCAAACTCTTCATTCTTAAACATTGGTACTGGAGTTAGCGATCTTTTAATCTTGTCCAAACCATATGCTATTTGAAGCATAGAAAGTCTAGCGGTTCCTTTTACTCTAACACCGTTTAGAGCTTCTTTTACTTTACCTGGTTCCATATTAACAAGATCGTCAAGTATTCCATCTGCATTATCTGGAGAACCAAATACTGCATTTACTAACGTTGGAGATACTTTTCCAATATCAAAAACTTTATTTGTCTGAGTAAGAGTAAAGACTCGTGCCTTGCGAGAAAGAGTCATACGAGGCAAGATGACTCTTTGGCGAGCTGGCGCACCTTCAGAAATAACTTTTATAACATCTCTGCTGTTTTCAAACCAAGCCTTAGCGGTAGTAGCGCTTGTAATAGGAGTTGGTCCTTTAATGAACTCATCTATTACTCTAGGGCCAAACTCTGGCATAAGTATAGCAAGTTCTTTTCTTGCCTCTGCTGCTGCTTGAGGGTTCTTTCCTTTTGCTTCTTTTAGTTTCCTTAAAGAAGAACCTGCATTATCCCATAGCGCTACGGTTGAAGGTTGGTCAAAATATTTAGCAAATTTTACACCTCTACCACCAGCTTGTGCGGTGACTAAATCAACTGCATAATTGGTAATGTCATAAGCTCTTTTTACTTTGCTTAATACAAGAAAAGGATCTGTACGTAAACGGAATACAGCATCGGCTACGCCTGATACCATTTTATAAAAGAAACCTTGTTCATAAAGATCTCCAGGTGTTGCTATATCAATAATGTTTGCAAGTTGACGACCAGGTGAAAACTTAGCGGCATTGACAGCGTTCAGTGCTTCGTCAAATTCTTCTCTTGCTTCTCTATTTATATCTCTACCATCTACAATATTTCTATTTCTAGGATCTGCAATGCGAAGATAATACTTTTCCTCTTCGGTGGCGTTTTGAATTAAATCTTCTACATCTACGCCTTCGCTAATCTTTTGAGCAATTTTAATTTGAGCATCACCATATTTTTTAGTTGCTGCGTCAATGCGCCCAGAGTTATATACCTTCTCGCCATCTTTGCCAGCTTCATCCCAAGCAAAGCCAATTTCTTTACGTTCTATTAAAGGAATAGCTGCTGCTCGATAGGTACGGGTTACTACATCAGATAGAAAATTTAATGCTTTATAACCTTGATAAAAAGTGTAATGATTTGCAGTACCGAGTAAACCTTTTGGTTTTTCTTCTGGTGTTTCATTGCCAAAAGTATCTACAAGATTTTGCTGCTGAGCTTCAGGAAGCGTTTTATAGATAGCATTAGCAGCCTCTGCTGGCATAGCAAGTAAATTTTTATGTACAGTTAGCGCTTTGCTAAGATTGTCTATTTTTCTTTTATCTTTTTCTGACAATCCTGCTGCGTATGATGCAGCCTTTAACTGATCAGACACTACTGACCTCTAGATAAAGCATTTTGGTAGAGGTATTGGATTTCTCCTGTAGTATCGTAAGGAATCATTTCTGCTAATATATCTGATAGTTTACGCTCAGCAAATTGAGATTGCATCCTTAACGCATCAGATCCAACACCTTCTCCTCTATCAATACCTGATGTAATAGGTTCTTGAATACGTTGTGTTGGAGCATACAACGGTGTAACCGACTCTGCTGCTGCACGTACCTCTGATGCTGGCATACCGCGTACTTCGCCAGTCCTAGCAAGTGGAGCGCCTGATTGAATAGCGGCTGTCTCTACACCTTCTCCATAGGCAATAGAACCCATCTGCAAATTATCTGTACGTGTGGAATATTTTCCAGGACCTGCGGGACCTGCCAATGGATTCATTGGTGCTGTTGTCATCGGTCCTCCTCTAAAGTCTCTAGGTCTTGCGCCATCTGCTCCCACGCCTGATTAGTTTCAGTCTTGTGGTTAGCGTGGTAAATACTTAATTCATATAATGATTCAAAAAATCCTGTTGCAGCCTGCGCAAAATTAAAGGCAGTCTCTGCAAGTACTACTACAAAATCGGAAGAGCGTATAGGACGACGAATTCTATTATTGTCCATCGTCCCATACACCTTCCACTAAAATTATTATGCCTTTGTAGTCTTCTTACCAGGGCGGCCTTTAGCCATCATTCCGAAAAACACCTTACCGCCTTTTGGCTTAGAGGTATCCATCTTGCCTTCCTTTGGCTGTGCCATTGGTGCGGCTGCGCGTGATCCTTTGTTCATATTTACACCTCCCTCGCTTAAGCTGCGCCGGAAATACCGGCTAGTAGTTGAGCTATATCTGGACGTTGACCAGCAGCAGGGGCCATTCCACCTTGTTCTTGTGGAGGTTGCGCTGAGGCTGTGGTGGGGGCCGCACCTGCCGCTGGAATCTGTTGCTCCATACCTGGTGCCATAGGTGGCATCTCTGGGGTTGGTGCTGGTTCTGGTGCAAATGCTTTTTCGATAATGTTCTCTAGGGCTTGTCCCTTTTGGCGACCTTGGATAACAGTTGCGATACGGCTGATAATCTCGGAAGGGTCTTGGCCTTGCGCCGCGAGTGCCGGTATCGCCTGAGCATACTGAGCAACAGCAACGCGCAAAGAATCACGCATCTCTTCAATGTCAACACGTTGTTCCTCTTGTGTAACGTTAAGGTCCATTGGAATCTCACGACGTACATAGTCACGTGAGACAAGTTTATCTGAACGCATTTGTAGTAAAGCAATGATGGCGCGGTTAGGATCCATACCAGACATAATGCCGTAACGGACATCTACGCCATACTCGCCCTTAATGTCGCGTGATGGGATGTACTTAAGTACGTAAGGTGTTCCATCATCAGAACCCTTGATAGTTTTTGGAATACCACCAAAGATTTTCTCATCTGCTTCAAAACAGATAGCGCTAAGTTCTTGGAACATACGAGCAAACTGTGCTTGTGCTGCCTTAATCTGTGTATCAAATCCAGCCTGTAGCGCTTGTACACCACGACCAGTGACTACAGAAGCATCAATGTTACCAGAGCGAGACTCTGGATAACGAGCACCCATACGAAGTTCGCGCTCTAGAACACCGGATTCAGTAAAGACTCCAGCAGGTAGTTCTAGTGGTACACGACGAATGCCTTGTGGATTAGCAGAACGCATAATAGCGTCCGGTCCAAGTGCAAGTTCTTGTACATCTTGTGGAATGGCAATAGGTGCTTGGATAGATTTCTCAGCAGCTTGAATCTGCAAAATAGCAAAGCGAGCACGAGCAAGTTGTACTGAGAGTACATCATCAAACTGACCGCGTGCTTCTCCATCTAAGGATGCACGCATAATGACAGATGCCATTGCTTTGCCTAGTACGTTAGGTGTATTAGATAGAACTAAATTCTTACGCTCTGGTAAGTAGAGTAGGTCCTGATCCTTGTCGTGGTACTTGACCATTGAGACATACGGTGAAGATAGTTGATACTGATTACGACCTAGAATCTGGTCGTAGAACTCTGGGTACTGTGCGGCAAGTGTTTCTGCATCTGTAACAATAACTTGGGTAATAGATAAAACTCGACCATAGCGGTCTAATTCTGGGTATGTACCAAATGGGTTGAGCATACGGATACGTGGGTTGTTATCGTCATAATCCATCTCAACCATACCAACGCCAAGACCGTAAGTGTTATACCAGTCTGCTGCGGTGTACATCTGAAGTTGTAAGTCAGAGTTTGTTACATAAAAATTAGCAATGCGGGTACGAGTATCTGCCGCTTTACGGGCTGTATCAGATACCATATTGGTTGCTGAGCAGTTAAATGATGGCAGTGGTGCCATTGCTTCTGCTAGGTC